TTGTGTAGGTTGCTGCGAGGCAGGGGCGGGGGCCGCACCTGCTGCTGGAATCTGTTGCTCCATACCTGGTGCCATAGGTGGCATCTCTGGGGTTGGTGCTGGTACTGGTTCTGGTGTAAATGCTTTTTCAATAATGTTTTCTAGGGCTTGTCCCTTTTGGCGACCTTGGATAACAGCAGCGATACGGCTGATAATCTCTGAAGGGTCTTGGCCTTGCGCCGCGAGTGCTGGTATCGCCTGTGCATACTGAGCAACAGCAACGCGCAAAGAATCGCGCATTTCTTCAATGTCAACACGTTGTTCCTCCTGTGTAACGTTAAGATCCATTGGGATCTCACGGCGTACATAGTCGCGTGATACGAGTTTGTCCGAACGCATTTGTAGTAAAGCAATGATGGCACGGTTAGGATCCATACCAGACATAATGCCGTAACGTACATCTACGCCATATTCACCCTTGATATCACGTGATGGGATGTACTTGAGTACATAAGGTGTTCCATCGTCGGTTCCCTTGATTGTCTTTGGGATACCGCCAAATACTTTCTCGTCTGCCTCAAAGCAGATTGAAACAAGTTCTGTAAATAGTCGAGCAAACTGTGCTTGTGCTGCCTTGATCTGTGTATCAAAACCAGCCTGTAGAGCTTGTACTCCACGACCTGTGATAACAGATGCGTCCATATTGCCTGAGCGAGACTCTGGATAACGAGCACCCATACGTAGTTCACGCTCTAGCACACCGGATTCTGTAAAGACTCCAGGTGGTAGTTCTAGTGGTACACGACGGATGCCTTGCGGATTAGCAGAACGCATAATTGCATCTGGTCCAAGGGCTAATTCTTGCACATCTTGTGGGATAGCAATAGGTGCCTGAATAGACTTTTCTGCTGCCTGGATCTGCAAGATGGCAAAGCGAGCACGGGCCAGTTGGACGGATAGTACATCATCAAACTGACCGCGTGCTTCGCCATCTAAGGAGGAACGCATAACGGTACGTGCCATACACTTGCCAAGAATGTTTGGCGTTGAGGAAAGAACTAAGTTCTTACGCTCAGGTAGATATAGCAGGTCTTGATCTTTATCGTGGTACTTGACCATCGAGACATACGGTGAAGATAGTTGATACTGATTACGTCCTAGGATCTGCTCATAGAACTCTGGGTATTGCGCTGCAAGTGTTTCTGCATCGGTAATAATAACCTGAGTAATAGATAGAGTTCTTCCATAACGATCTAACTCTGGGTAGATGCCGAATGGATTGAGCATACGGATACGAGGATTGTTATCATCGTAATCCATCTCAACCATACCAACACACATACCGTAGGTGTTATACCAATCGGCTGCGGTGTACATCTGGAGCTGTAGATCAGAGTTTGAGACATAGAAGTTGGCAATGCGTGTGCGAGTATCTGCCATCTTACGTGCTGAATCAGAAACCATATTGGTTGCTGAACAATTAAAGGATGGCAGTGGCGCCATTGCTTCTGCTAGGTCACGTGCTGCTACGTCAATGAAGTTGGCAACGAGAGGCTTTGGATAGTCCTCTGAGAACATCGAAGGAAATACCTTGGAGATATCTCCTTGACGTACCGAAAGTACATCACGCATACGCTGGTCACGCGCTGATGAGCGTATTACTTCTTCTTTGCTTTAGCAAGTCTAGAAGCAACATTTTTAGCGCGAGAAGCTGTTCTAGAGCGGTCTAGTTGCATACGGTTTCTCATAGCTGTTCTTGTTCCCTGAACTTTGTAGTCTGAAATATTAATATTGTTTGCAGCAGAAGCAACATTTTTAGGTGCTGCTGCTTTACGAGCATTTGCTACTTGATTCTTAAGAGATGCTTTTGTTTTTGATTTTGGCTTTCCCATTTTTTTGACGGCAGCTTCTGCTTTACCTAAAGCAACGCCTGAGCTGTCCAGAGAACGAAAACCGCCTGCTGCTTTTTCCATATCACGATACTTTCCAGCAGCTGTACGTGTTTCTGCTGCAGTAAAATTTTTACCACTAGCGCTACCTTTAATAAACTTTGCTAATTTAGAATTGCTCTTAGACAATTCTCCCGTTGGTCGCTTCAGTGCTTTTCTTGGTGTTGGTTTTGTTTTTGCTTTCTTATCAAGATTTGTTTGCTTAAGACCCGAAAGTGAGTTACGAAGCACACCGCGATTTGCCGCTGCTTTTTTAGCAGCAGCGCTCATAGGTGCTGGTGAGTATGATGACTTTTTGGCTATTTCTTTTGCAGTAAGATACTTTGTTTGCTTATCACGTGCTCTGCCGTACATTTCACCAGCTTCTTTTGCTCCCATACTCCAAGGTGAGTATGATGTTGATGGTTTCTTTGGTTTTGGTGCCATTTCTCTATCTCCTTAGATTACTCTCATTTTGTTTTGTTCAGCGAACGCTTCTTCCAAGTTGATGACTGTTCGCTTGCCTATCTCCTGGCGAGATAGGAATGGATTCTTCATATGGTGGGTGGCATACTTTCCGTAGTTGAGCATCTCACGTGCTCGGATCTCACAGAACCATAAAGCCATAACCATATCTGTCTTACCCTTAGTCGTTGGAGTCCAGGTAATTAACTGCTCAATCAGAGCCTTGATATTCTCGGTCTGATCTGATGGCAGATGTATTAAGTTATCTCGATGGTGCTTACCATCAAACTGCTTAGTACCAAAGAGGGTAGACATAGATGCTACACCGAAGCCGGCATCCCACTTATTAGAACCAGTGTGGTGTTCCTTAAACTGCACTCCGCGTGATGCCAAGTGCATACGAATACCTTCGTCCTGCGTTAGGAAGGATTGGAAGGCGTTCTTTTCGACGATCCACTCTGAGGGGGCGTAGAGGGATGTCCAATCAAAAATAAGATTACGGATATCGGCTGGAGACGGGCGGCTAATTTTAATAGCATCTACTATGTACCTCTTGCTCGTTGATCGGTCAATGGCGTAGCAGATAGCTGCGGTATCGCCAATCATTGCAGGATCAAGACCGCAAATATAAGTAAAGCCGTTTAAGTCTCGTGGATGGCCTGGGTGACCGGCAACTAAGTTGCCTGCCTTACGCATACCGTCAATAGATCCCTTGACACATACAGGATCAAAGGCAGCGTTTTCAGAAACATCTTGCTGCTGATATACTAAAGCCCAGGTGCTTGCATCCATAGCTTGGCGTTCGTTGTAAAGGTTACGCCCTGACCAGCGAGGGTATAGGCCGTCCTCGTTCTTGTCGGATTCTAACTGTCCATCAAATGGGGCATCGGATGCGGGCCATAACGTAACCCACTTGTCGGGGTCTTCATCTGCTTCAAGCAGGGCCGGCATCGCTAGATACTTCCAAGGAACTTGGCCACCAGGGTAGCGGTCCTCAGAGCGTAGCTCGCGGTATAGATCAACAGAGGCCACACGAGTTCCGATAACAATCAGTTTACCCGTAGGGTTAAGACGGGAGCGCACATCCTGGGTTAACCAGCGGATCTGCTTCTCAAACTCATTGGCGTTCTTAAGGGTGACCGCATCGTCTACAATAATCATATCGGCACGCTTACCGTAGATCTGACCACCGATACCAACGGCTTCGATGTTCGGGTCCTTTTCAGATGACTCACGGAGTTCATCACCAAAGGTGACACGGGTAGCCTGCCACGAGGCAGTCTTAGAATTAAACCCTACGCCAGCAGCATACGCAGTCTGTAGATCTTGATACATTGGATGCGTCAGACGTTGCTTGATGGCGTAGAGAAAGTCGGCAGCTAACTGCTGCGTTTGGGATACAATCAATACTCTAAAGTTAGGATTCCTGCATACTTGCCAAGTGACGTAGTCCACCGTGATTGTGATGGACTTGGCGTGGTTGGGCGGGATATTTATCAGGACGCGGTTTGCCGCAAGTCCTGGCTCAAACTTCATAGAGGGGTGTAACCACCCTGGCTCACGGCCCTCGATTACATCTACAATGTTCTCTTGGTGAGGGAAAGTCTGGCTATGCAGGAAACGTTTCCGGAACTCGGTAAAAGTTAGGTCGTGTACATCGCTAGAGGCAAACTGCTTATCCTTTAGACCAAGGCGGGTTCGATCTACCTTATCTGAAAAGATCTTGTCTGTGCGACGGTAATACTCATAAGTTTTAATGGACTTGCCAGCAGAGGCAGTAGCTGCCTCAATAGTCATACCTTCTGCGACGGCGCCAAGGATAATTCTCTTGGCGATGTCAGCCGAGTTGTCAGCCATTGGACTCCTAAGTCCGGCGGGCCGGAATTGATTTTATTATCGGGCTGAGCAATTTATCGGATCTAATATTTAGATAGACCTCACCCAATTAAATAGCGCCGCTAGCCTGCACTGGTCGGGCTTAGCGCCCGAAGGAGCCACAGCGAACTGAGGGGTAGGTCGGTACTCGGCCTAGGGGCCTCGTAAGAGGCGTTGGCACGGGTCGCAAAGGTCTTCCCCGCTTTGCTCCCCTACTGTATATAAGGCAGGAAATTTACTCCATTTCCCGTTTTATTTATGTGACCTTCATCACACACGGTATAAGTGCTGTTCAGAGCCACTTACAGCTTCACTTT